GCATCCCCCGCCCAAAGCGGAGCGGTGGGGGATCAGTCAGGCAGAGGAGGGCTGAGTGGTGGCCCGGGTCGTTAGCCGCGGCTGCCCGCTGCCGCCGCGCGTTTCGCGGCCGCGACGATCGGGCTTTCCGTCACCCGTGGCAGAGCTGGCGACGGGGGTGCGGCAACGATGTCGCGCGCATCGGCAGCGGCACTGGCGCGCTCGAGGACGAGACGACGCAGCGCCTCGGGCGTGGTGCCGTCACGCAACGCCCTGGCCGCGTCGATGGCAATGCCGATCCGGCCCGCCTGCGCCGCAATCTCGGCGATCTCCGCCGCCGCCTCGCGAAGCTGTGCCGTAATCTCGGCCAGATTGCCGGATGGCGCTGCGACCGGCGTGCGGACAACGGATGTTTCGGAGGGACCTGCTGCGGCGGGCGGCGCCAAGGCCACCGGTGCCGCGGCCGATGCCTGAGCTTCGGGTGGCGGGTTGCTCCCGGTATCGCCTGAGTCATCGGTCAAGTCCTGTGCATCCGTGATGCTGTCCTGCGCGGCGTCATCACCATCGCTCTCTCGGGTCATGGCAATCTCCTTTCGGGTTTGGGTCGGGTTACTGGTTTGGGCGAGGGGGGCGCGTCGGGCGCGCGCGAGTGAGGCGGTTGGCGTGCTTGCGACCAGCTGCCGGAAACGGGCAAAGCCGCGCCCGAGATCGGTAACCTCATCGGCGAGGCCCGCGGCGACCGCACCGGCGCCGCGATAGGTCGCGGCCTCGGTCGCCATGGCGGCATCCTGGCTCAGACGCCCGGCGCGGCCTGCGGCGACGGTCTCGGCAAAGAGAAACCGCAGCACGTCGATCTCGCGCTGGATGTCACCCTGCACCTCGGCGGGCAGCGGCGCGTAGGGATTGCCATCGACCTTGTGGGAGCCTGCATGGATCAGCGTCACGCGCACGCCATCCTGGTCGAGCCGGGCACTGAGATCGGCATGCATCACCACGACACCGATGCTGCCCAGCGCGCCGGTGCGCGGTAGCAGGATGCGGCTTGCCTGGGAGGCCAGCGCATAGCCGGCCGAGAAGGCATGCTCGGCGACAAAGGCCCAGACCGGTTTGTCGCGCCGAAGGGCGCGGATGCGGTCGGCCAGATCAAACACCCCGGCCACTTCACCGCCGAAGCTGTCGAACTCGAGCGCCACGCCGCGCACCGACGGGTCACTGGCCGCCGCCTCGATCTGGGCGGCGATGCCTTCATAGCTGGTCTGGCCCGAGGATTCCCCGATCCAGCCGCCACGATGGATCAGCACCCCAGCGATCTCGATCACCGCGATGCCGTCCACCAGTGCGTAGGGCGCGTCGCCCTGCTGGTGATAGCTGTCGGCAAGCCCGCCCGCGAGGATGCCGGCGCGGGCGGGCAATGCGGCCGCATCAATGTGCCGACCTTCCGATCCGTCCGCAAGATCGACCCGCCGCCCAAGGATGCGGGGGCCGAGGCCAGAGAGAAACGCCATGGCTTTGGAAGGTTCGACCAGCAGCGGCGTGTTGAAGGCGCGCGCGGCAATACGGGCGTGGAGCATCAGGGCTGGTCCTTGGCTTGATTTTGCATTTCCGTCGTCCACATGGTAAGGAAGAATTGCGATATGTAAGGAATGATCCGATGCAGGAATCGAAAGTGACAGTCAAAGGACAGACGACACTGCCCCGGGATGTTCGGGCGGCCCTCGATCTCGCGAGCGGCGACCGGGTGCGCTATGTCATCCTCGATGGCGAGGTTCGCATCCTGAAGGCCCGGCCGGTCAGGGAATTGCGGGGGATGCTTGCCCGCCCGGGCCAGACACCGGTCTCGCTCGAAGCGATGGAAGAGGCCATCGCCAAAGCGGCAACCGAGAGTGCGGACCCTGAGCGGTGATCGCCCTCGACACCAATGTGCTGGTGCGCTTCCTGGTGCAGGACGAACCCGAACAGGCGCGGATAGCGGCCGACATGATCGAGCAACTGACCGATACCGTTCCCGGATTTGTCGGCCGCGAGGTGTTGGTCGAACTCGTCTGGGTACTGGAACGTGCCTATGGCTACTCACGATCCGAGATTGCCGGGGCGGTCGATGGTCTGTTGTCGGCAACCGAGCTGGTGATCGAGGCCGCCGATGATGTGGGGCCGGCCTTCGAACTCTATCGCAATGACGGCTTCGGCATTGCCGATCTGATGATCGTTGCCGCCGCCCGACGGGTCGGTGCTGCGGAGCTTGTGACCTTCGACCGCAAGGCAGCGCGACTGCCGGGGGTGCGTCTGCTCCCGGTGTGAGTGCTATCCTTCTTCCTTCTCATCTGGTCTGTCATCGTCATCCGGGTGTTCCGGTTCGCTATCCTTGCCCTCGACCGGAAGCGCCTGCACGCCCTGTGCGGGCGAGCCGGGGCGGCGGAAGTCGAGACCCAGCGCGCGTTCCCGGGCGTGTTCGGCGGCGATATCGCGGTCGACCTGTTCGGCATCATAGCCGCGCTCGGCGATGGCCTGGGTGCGGGATTTGAGGCCCGCCTCGATCTGGGCGATCTCGGCATTGGCGTCCTTCAGCGGATCGACCCAGTCCCATTTCGTGGGCAGCCAGTCGGCGGCAAGAAACCGGGGGCGGTCTGCTTCGTATCGTGGCAGGGCAAGGGCGCCTGACAGCACCGCCGCATCCATCCAGCGCGCATAGACCAGTCGGCACAGCTGATAGACCATGACCGAATGCTGCCAGGCCGATACACGGCGGCGGAACTCGATCAGGGCGAGGCGCGAGTTCGAGAAGTTGCCCTTCACCATGTCGTTGGCGAGGTAGGGGTAGGGAATGCCAAGGGCGGCCGATATCTGCAGCAATGTGCGATACTGGAACGGCTCATAGGTCGCACCACTATCGGCGGGCTGACCCACGGTGACATCCTCGCCAGGATCAAGCCGCACGATCTGGCCCGGGCTGATCTCGTAGCCCGCATCGCCGAACTCCTCCTCGGGTGGCGCCAGCGGGTTTTCCGGCGCCGGCGAGGTGACGAACATCGCATACATCGCCGCGACCTTCTTGCGGTCAAGCTCGGCGTCGTCATACTGATCGAGCAGGAACAGCTTGACGATGGCGGGGGCGAGTTTCGACACCCCGCGCAGCTGGCCGCCCTCGACCGGGTCTATCACATGGATCACCTCGGCGGCCGGCACCCGTACCACCTCGCCCGCCAGCCCCGGATCGGTGCTGTCGCCCGGATGGCGGCGCAGGAAGTGATAGGCGACGCGCCGACCGATCCGGTCGAACTCGACGCCCTGACGGATCGCGTTGCCGTTGGCGGCCGTGCCGGTCTGTTCCAACGGCAGCATCTCCGCGGGCAGCATCTGCAGCTGCAGGGGAACGGTCAGACCGTCACCCGCACGCCGCGGCCGGATGCGAAAGAAGACCTCGCCGGCAATGAAGACCTCGCGCGCCGCGCGCCGCTGCAGCCCGTAGAAATCGGTCAGCCCCTCGGCATCGGCCTCGTCGGTCCAGGCCAGCCACAGACGCTGCAGTTCCTCCTTGCGGGCGGCATCGCCGATCTTCGAGATCGGCTTGATCCCGTCACCCACGGTATTGGCGGCCCAGCTTTCGACGGCGTTCACGGCATAGCCGTTGTTGCGCACCAGCCATCGGGCACGGGCGGTGATGTCTGGCCCGCTCGCCGCGATCAGCGTGTTCACGTGGGCGCGCGTGGCGCGAAAGCCGCGCAGACGGCGATGGTGCTGGCCGCCATCGAACCCGCCAATGATGGCGCCGAGGCGCTGCCGCCAGGTCATCAGAGATCCTTCACGCCAAAGGGACGCAGCACCCGGCGGCTGGGCCGTTCCAGTGCCGCGATGCGCCGTTCGATGTCGGCAATTGCCGCCGCGAGCTCCATGTCCGAGCCATAGGTGACGGTCTTGCCGTCATAGCTGACGCTGCGGGTGCCGCTGTAGCGCGCTGCCAGCAGCGCGCTCAGGCGAGGTTTCAGCTCATCGAGGGTCATCAGAGGTCCGTTCATTCCATGTATCGGGGCGTGCTGATCTTCCAGCCGCGTCGCCGCGGCGCGGTGATCCGCCCGGCCTGAGGCGCGGTCGGTTTCTCGGGTTCGGCGTTCGGTTGCAGCGTGGGGGCGGTCTCCACCCCGGCCTGTTTTTCCAGTTGCCGCCACATCCGCTCGTCAAAGCGGTCGGCGCCAAGGATCCACGCGGCGGCGCGCGCATAGACGCGGGTGTCGAGCGCCTCGTTCCTCTCACGCAGCTTCTGCCATTCCTGGCGGGAATAGCCGCGCCGGTCGCGGATGGTGACCAGCTGTTCGCCCACCAGCTGCTTGAGCCATTCGCTGTCGACCCAGTCCGGCAGGTGGATCGTGCCGGCGGCATGCGCCACGCCCAGCGCGCGGTCCTCGTCTGACGGCCGCTCCAGTCGCAGATAGCGATAGGTCTCGGCCTTGAAGGTGGCCGTGGCCACCGTCCAGAGCCGCGCCCCGCGTTTCAGCTTGCGCCCGTTGACCGTGGCATCGACAAAGGTCGGCCCCGACACCGGTGTCGCGCGGTTGAAGCCTTCCAGCCCCTTGATCGGCGCGACCAGCGCAATGCCCTGCTGCCTCGCCCAGGCATGGACCGCGGCGGATTCGTAGCCGGTGTCGATGGCAAGCTTCGCCAGCGTCATGACCGCGCCGTTCTCGTGCACCCAAGTCTGGCCGAGCAGGGCGGTCAGTTTCTCCCAGCAGGCCGGGTCGTCCGGCCCGCCCGGGATCACGATGTGATCGACGAGCCAGCTTTCCAGACCCCGTCCCCAGGCCCAGACATCGACCTCGATCCGGTCCTTCTGCACATCGGCCCCGGCGGTCAGGAACAGGCCACCTTCCGGGATCATTGCCGGATAGGTCTCGCGCCGATCCGCCAGCCGTTGCCATTCCGGCGCATCGCCGCTTTCGACCCATGTCTCGCCCAGCAGCGTGTTGCGCGCCGCGCGCAGCATCTCCTCCGAGCCCTGTGCGGCCAGCCAGTCGCGTGCGATCTGCGCCCAGCTTTTCCAGCCCAGCGGCGAGTACAGTGCCGAAAGGTGGAAACCGATCGAGTTGGGATCAGTCGCCACGGCCGTGGCCCGCCATTCGCCACCCTCCAGCATTGCCGTCTTGTGGTGCTCGGCGATGGGCCGCTCGCAGCCCTCGCAGGTGTAGGCCGCGGTCTCGGGTTGCCCCTTCGCCCAGTGCAGCCGCTCGAACTGCAGCCATTGCATCGCCCCGCAATGGGGGCAGGGCACGAAGAAGCGGCGCTGGTCGGAGGCTTCGAACTCGCGCTCGATGCGGCTGAGGCCCCGGATCGTCGGTGTCGAGACCATGAACACCTTGCGCCGATGCGCGAAGGTCGTGGTGCGCGCTTCGGCCAGGGTGACCGGATCGCCCTCCTCGTCGGCCGATGCCGGATAGGCGTCGACCTCGTCAAGGAAGACATAGCGCGCCGGCATCGAGCGAAGACCGGTGGCCGAGTTCGCGCCGGTCAGCACCAGGATGCCACCGGGAAACTCCTTGGACAGCATCGAATTGCCGGCATCGCGCGAGCGCGCGGGACTGACCCGTTCGCGCAGCGCCGGGCTGTCCTCGATCAACGGATCAAGCCGGCCACGCGATGTCCGCTTGGCCATCTCGACCGTTGGCAGCACCGCCAGCATTGGGCCCGGCGCGTGATGGATCACGAAGCCGATCCAGTTGTTGCCGGCCTCGGTCGCGCCGACCTGTGCGGCTTTCATGAAGCTGACGCGCTGCGCCGGGTGGCTCGGCGACAGCGCGTCCATGATCGCGCGCAAGTAAGGCGTGCGCGCTGTACGATAGCGCCCCGGCTCCGCCGAGGCGCGCGAGGAGAGCCAGCGGTGCTGATCCGCCCATTGCGACACCGTCAGGCCCGGGTCCGGTCGTATTCCCCGGCGCCAGGTGCGCAGAATATCCTCGGCGCCGTCAAAGCCGAGGTCGAGGCCGTCGGTCAGATCAAGGTTGTCATCCGAGGGAAACCCGGAGATCGGCGAGGGCGTCGAGCTGGTCTCGGACATGGGTTTCCAGCACCCTCTGCAGGATCGCGGTCTCGATCATCACCGATGCTCCGGCCTGCCGTTCCACCTCCGCCATGATCTGCGCCGCCATCAGCGCCGCCACCCGACCGGGCCATGTGACCCAGACATCCCGTTCCTGCCGCGCCAGGCGAAACACCAGCGCCTCGGCCCGCGCCCGATCGATCAGCGTGCCCTTCTTCTTCTGGATCGCCAGCTGGCGCTCTTGCGCCTGGTAGACCGTCAGCGCAGTGCGGGCCTTGAGATAAGACGAGCTGTCAGCTGGCCCCGAGAAGCCACTGTCGCCGCCGGTGCTGCGCCGCTGCTGATCCGGATCGGTCATCTCGGCCCGGCGCGCATCGGATGCTGCCGCATCGATCGACCCATCGCTGTAGACCACCAGCCGTCCGGATTTGCGCGCCTTTTGGATCGCCCCGCGTGACAGGCCGGAATGGGAGGAGTACTCGCGCTCGCTCATGCCCTTCATGGTCCGGTCCGATTCGATCAAGTCGGTGAAATCGGTTGTTATTCAGTTGATTGAGTGGCGCGACAGAGCGAGTCTGATCGCAAGAAAGCGATGCAACTCACCCACGGAACGCCGCCATGACCCGCCGCCGCCAGAAGGACAACACCGAGGCCCTCGCCGCCTTCATTGCCGCCAAGGCCGAGATCGACAGGATGCTGGAGCGACTGAAGACGCTCAGCGACGACCATTTCGAGGTCCAACCCGACGAGGTTCACTGGGGCCATGTCGGCACGCTGACTCACTATGCCGAGCTTCTGCGCGGGATTACCGACAGCGCCTTCAGGGAAGGCGAATTCGCCGATTGACGCATCCCTCCACGCGTCCGGTGCCCCGCCCGAAGGTGGGGCTTGCCACCGTGCAAGGCGACGCATCCCGCGCGCCCAGCCAACGGAGCAAGCGATGACCGCACCTACCAATACCCAGTCCCTGATCCTCTCCCGCGCCGCAACGCGGCCGGGCAACCTGGCCCTGCCGCTGCCGGATGGGCTGCACGGCGCCGCCGCGAAGATGGTGGTCGGCAAGATGATCGCCCGCGGCTGGCTCGAAGAAGTGGACGCCAACCCGCGCCGCGGCGAGCCGCTCTGGCGCGAGACCGGCGACGGCCATGGCACGACGCTGATCGCGACAGGGGCGGGGCTCGAGGCCATCGGGGTCGCGCCGGTGGAGGCGAGCGCCGTAGCTGGCACACGGAATGCGAAGCCCCAGCCGGAACCCATGCTGTCTCCCGACACCTCCGCCCCGATCCCCGGCCGCGGTGGAACGAAGCAGTCAGCCATCATCGCCATGCTGCAGCGCCCCGAAGGCGCCACCATTGCCGAGATCGTCGCCGCGACGGGGTGGCAGGCTCATAGCGCCAGGGGAATGATCTCCGGGGCGCTGAAGAAGAAGCTGGGTCTGCCGGTCACTTCAGAAAAGGTCGAGGGCAGGGGAACTGTCCACAAGGTGACCTTTGCCTGAGACGGCCGCGGCCAGGGATAGGCGCCGCCGTCCCTGCCGGGGCGGCGGTGTCTCAATGCCAGGACAACAGATCGTGGGCTGCCGCCCGCAGGATGTCCTGTGCCATGCGTGGCTCGCAGGTGTAGATTCCGCCCGGCTCCGGCTTGCCGACGTTATGTTCGAACCACTCCAGTCCCTCGTCCGAAATCGGGCGCAGGACGACGATGGACCCGTGATCGTTGATTTCGATATGCTGCCAGCATTCGGACATGGCGCGAGGCTACCAGCCTCTGGCCCGGTGCACCAGCGATCCTGTCACGCTCCACGCCAGCGCTCGAACAGCCGACGCAGTGCGTAGCCGCGGATGAGCGAAGTCCCGGTGAACAGCGCGCCGATGGTCAGGTTCTCGCCGATGTTCAGGTGCAAGTCGAACCAAGGGAACACCACGACCTGCGTCGCGACGGCCAGCGCATAGCCGACGACGACATTGGTGGCGGCCTCGGCCAGGGACATGCGGCGGGACTGGTTCATGCGCGCCTCTTCGAACGGCGCGTGGCGTTTTGCTGCGCCGGCTCGGCGCCAAACGGAGCGGCTGTTTTCCCCGTCGCCAACTCCCACCTCCGCACGGCGACGTCGCAATAGATCGGGTCCAGCTCCATCGCGAAACAGCGCCGTCCCGCGCGTTCCGCGGCGATCAGTTGGGTACCCGAGCCACAGAAGGGTTCATAGACCAGGTCGCCCGGATCGGTGAAAGTCTCCAGCACTGCCTCGACCAGCGCCACCGGAAACACGGCCGGATGCGACCCGGCAGC